TTTTTGTAAAATTTTCTGAGATACTAGTAAAATGTGGAAAATATTTGTAATCCTCTATGTTTCCTACTTAATTCTTGGTCCACATTGGGAATCTAAATTGATAGAGAAGAAACCATTGTTACTAGTTGATAGCGTGAAAGAACTCCTTCGTAGATCGATATTCATATCTTACGTTTCACTCCTGTATACCGCGTGGTTCTTTTATAAACCGTCGTATGCAACTGCCGTGAATGCAATCATACTTTCAGTAGGTGCAACGTATGGTTTCTACTTGAAATATGGACCCGAGAAACCATTTCCAATGCACATCATACTCAACGTATTTCTCTTATTCGCAACCATGCCTTACTTAGACTTCCAAACTGTGTTGACTGTGTGTCTCATATTGTTTTACCACTTAACACAAAATGTGTTGTATTTACCAGCCTAAAATTTCTGGCACCCTATTATAGATGCGAGTCCATATCGTGGGTGCAGGTCCAACAGGTATGACAGTCGCGTGGGAAATCCTCAGGTCAACCGACCACGAGGTTATCATATACGACAGAAAACCATCCGCGGGTGGATCTTGGTGGGAACCAGAAATAGAAACCCGTGATTTACACGCACACCGGATAGTGTTCGATCGCGCTTTTGGTAACACAGACAGTATGTTCAGGGAAATGAACATAAAATGGGATGACATATTCCAACCAGTAAAATCAGATGTATACTCCATCGTTTTCAAAAACTTATCTTTTAGAGACTACATCACACTTAGTGGACTGGCTACTAAAGTTCTCGCGAAACCATCCAAATACAAAAAAACATCTCTGAAAAAAGCCGTCGGAACTCTATCCGAAAAGGGTAAAAAGTTGATACAAACACTCCCATTCATAATGGATGGCGTTGATTGGGAAACCATGTCGGCATACGAATTTGTGAACAGTTTCGATCACGTGGGTTTATCAAAACAGTATACGCAGCGTGTATCCGGTAAGGTGATGAATGACGCTATGCAAAAGGCACTTCTTGATAAGGGTGCCACATTCATGTTTAACACACACCTCGAAAACGTCGACTATTTTGAAGATGGATACATAGCCACATTCGCCGACGGAGTAAAGATAGATGATGGTCTACTCGTGTTATGTGTTGATAATAGCAAAGCTCTCCAACTCATGGGTGATAACTGGTGTGAACAGGATGTGGAAAATGTGAATTACAGTACATACGGGTGTATAAACGTGCTACTTGACTATAATGAACCCGTCGAACTCAAATCTGATTTGGAAATAGCCATGAATACGACACCCACATTACAACCCGTCGTACTTTCAGATGGAAAGACTGTATCATGTGTCATATGTGATCTTACCGAAGATGTACTAACGACTCACCCAGAAAACCTCATAACATCTGTCATAGAACAGCTTGAACTCCCAGAACCAAATGATGCCCGGATAGGTTGGGGTGCTGAATGGAAAGAAGGAAAATGGGTATTCGATCAATCATCGGGTGTTTTAAGTCTCAAAGGGCAGGTCCCATTCTTTGGTGAATGTAAACACGTCGCATTGTGTGGTATGATGTCCCCACGCGTGACACCATTTTCAAGCATAGAAGCGGCAGTCGAAGTTGGGCGTTCATTCTGTAATAAGCAATTTGGTACACGAAAACCACACCATCCATTGTTGGTGACACATGTGATTTTCATACTTATAGCTATAATTCTAATAACGATATATACCAGAAAACAATGATTCCGATCGATGGCCTTGTATACGAACCCATGTATGAATACAACGACAAGAGATACATACGAATAGTCGTTAAAGATCGGACGCGTGATTACATTCAAGGACTCCATGAATCTAAATCACGATTCATCATGAATAAACAAAACGTGGACGACCCACTCCAAGGAAATGTATTGACTATAAAAGTACCATACAGATACAGACGTGTGATGTGCACCGTCGAAGGTGACACACCTGTACAATCTCTAGCTAAGGGTGACTCAGTCAAAATATTAGCAAATTTTAGCGGCGCTTGGAATGTCGCCAATCATAGTGGGTACGCATGGGTGATTAAGCAGATTCAGACTCCTCCTTCTCCTCCTTCTTCTCTGGAATCTCAATATCAGTAAGACCACTCTCCTTGAAACCCATGAAAACACGGAGGCTACCCTGGAGTCTGTGAAGCTCCTGGTAGGTAGCTTCGATGGCTTCTTGGATCTTCTTAATGTTCTCTTCAACGTTCACGGTTGGCATGATTATTGTACTCTATTAAAGTTTATAATCTTTAATACAGTAGGATGCTCACAAGGAGTGGATACATAGTAAATAATCCACCTCCCGAATTAAAAAAGGAGCTGACGGTAAGAGCCATAGTAAATGACGACTTTGGTTTTCCTCCACCGCCTTTTAAGGTATTTAGACCAACTAAGAACGGAATCTGCGTTCCAAGATACTACGGAACTGCTAAACTGGGGGAACCGACAGAGGATAAACGACCTGAACCCACTCGAACTCACATCAAATTTCATGGAACCCTGCGAGACGCCACCCATCAGAACGCCGCACTTGCTGCGGCTATCGACGTGGGTCATGGAGTCCTCAGCCTCCCGTGTGGGTTCGGTAAGACCACCGTTTCATTAGCCATCGCGTGTAAACTAGGATACAGAACCATGATTATTGTACACAAAGAATTCCTCGCAAATCAATGGGAAGAGCGAATTAAACAATTTTGTCCGGGCGCGACAATAGGTCGAGTCCAACAAAACAAAAAGGAGGTAGAGTGTGATTTCGTGATCGCCATGCTACAGTCACTGTCTCTCAAAGAGTATACATTCGGCGATTTCGATAGCATAGGAACATTGATTGTAGATGAGGCACATCACATATGTGCAAAAGTATTTAGTCAATCCCTGTTCAAAATGTGTCCGAAACACATTTTTGGTTTATCGGCAACACCAAACAGAAAGGATGGACTTACGAAAGTTCTCCACTGGTTCATGGGCCCAACGTTTTTTGCGGTGGAACGAGAAAACCAACAAGACGTGGAGGTGTTTCCAATTGAGTTTGAGTGTCCGAGATTTAGAGACCCACCCCCGTGTACGAGATTTGGTAAATTGTCTCTGTCTACAATGATTACAGAACTCACAGAGAATCGGGAACGAAATTCAATGCTTGTAGGTCTGATTAGTCGTATAGCGAAAACTACGAGACAGATCCTCGTCTTGAGTGACCGGCGCCAACACTGTATGATGCTCCACCAGTGTTTTCCAAAAAGGTCTGGTCTTTACATGGGTGGTATGAAAGAAGCCGAACTCACGGAATCAAGTACAAAAAAGATAATATTTGCTACTTTCAGCCAAGCGCATGAGGGCTTGGATATACCTTCTCTGGACACGGTCATTCTTGCGACACCGAAATCAGATATCGTCCAATCAATCGGTCGCATTATGAGAGAAACTAAAGGTAAAAAGAACAACCCTAACATATATGACATATTCGATCAATGGTCTGTGTGCCACGCCATGTATAATAAACGACTACGTGTGTATAAACAGGGTGGATTCAAAATGCCTAAGATGAAAGAAGAAGAACCTGACCAATTTTCGAAAGGTGAATGCCTCATCAAGTTTTAATTCATTTTGCCATTTGTGTACTGTACGAATGGTAAATTGAACAACTTACTTTTTAATGGAGTCCATGGCGGCGAGCGCGAGAACACCCGCAATAAAGAACAAAACAACATAATTCGTTTCCGTGTCTTCTGTTTCAAACCCACGTGGTGCATATTTTCGCTGCGGAGATCGCACCTGAGGAGCCATTAGAGGTGGCTCCTCTTCGATGGGACAGTACCCTATCATTTATACTCTATGTTTACAAATTTATTTCGACTGACTTTTTCTTACGACCACGTTTACCCTTCGTGGACGTAGACACCTTTACCTCTTTGACATCACTCTCTTCTCCCGCTTCTTCTGGTGCTTCGACTATATCCGAAAGTGCGTCATCGTCATCATCGTAGTCGATAGTTGGAATTGGTTCTGGTGGAGTCGTAGACATTGGTGGTGCTGGTGGCATCATGATATTACCCATGAGACTCGAAATATCCACACCAGGACCCTTCATCTCATATCTTTCAGATGATGCAGGTGGTTCGGCATTACGTGGTGTCGTATTCTTTACAGCATCAACCATGTTTTGCACAAGTCCTGGATTTTGCTTGAGAATATCATTCATATTAGGCATCACGGATTTAAACATACTATTGGTCAAATGGAACATCATCGCAGAACCACCGAGCATCATGATAAGTTTTATTTCTGGTGCAACCGCAACCTTAGACCTATACTTAACGTATAATTCTTCAAACACCTCATCATAATCATCTACCGATTCCATGACGTTTTCAGACCATCCATCGAGTTGGATTTCGAATGGGTTATATTTCTTGTTCAGAAACTCAAGCCCCGTACAACACGCAATAAGCATTCTACGAGAGAATTTAATAGACTTGTCTACATCTATACTATACGTAATTCTCTTTACTTCTGTTCTCAAATCGTCTATGTTTGAATATACATTGAGTCGTTTATTTACGGCAAAACCCTTCTTTTCAAGTCGACCAAGTTTATTCACAAGATCAGCCTTTTCTTCATCGATTGACTTGTACCCAGGGGATGGCCTCTCTTCTTCTTGCATCGTGTAATCACCTTGCATATACGGCTGCTCTTCATCTTCTTCCATTTCACCATAATCAACTGGATCTTCTTGATACACAGGTGGTGCACTCTGTTTCGTTGGATTGGCAAATGCATCTATGTCCTCCTGAACAGCGGATTCCATGGGTGGAGGTGCGGAGCGGCTAGTTGGTTTATAAACCGTTGGTTTTGGTAATATTCGAGAGCTTCTTGGACGCGGAGCTTCTATTTCTATCTCATCCATGAGAGCTTGTTCATTGTCGTCGAGTTTCATGACATTTCCTTGACTTCTGTCGAGTACTATCTCCCCGTCCATTACTCTGTACTTTGAAACTAATCCAATTTCTTTAACGCACTTTATATAAAAATATCCATTACATAGTAAATGAAGCTTAACCTTAATGCCACCAATCGAAATACTCTCACTGCTATCGTGATTGTTTTCTGCTTGTTGTCTTTGTTGATGTCCGTTCCCAAAAGAAAGAAGAGTTATTACCAGCCCAGACCAATTAACATTGAACTCGCCGGTGATGGCGAAGGATCCATTTTTGATTTGAAATATGGCCTCGACTGTGTACCAGGTGTTGAGAATGCCGGCTATTATGCGAAGACGAGTGGCCCAGGTGGTATTTGCGGTGACCAAAAATTCGTGAAGGAACAAGCGGATGCGAAGATCGTAGGTGGAATAGGTGGATCTTTAATCTAAGGTTATATTAATGATCCCAGACTTTGAATACGAGTATCACACAATAACCGTCGATACAGTCGGTCAGGATAGTAAAAATACATTTACTGTACATTTGACACAACCAATAGAGAACGTTGTACAGGCGAAACTCTCTGCCGCTAGAATAGACGCTGTCAGTTCTAATGTGTGTCACATTTCAGTCGAAGAACTCGACACAAACTTTTCTCAGAGAACATCCAATTTATATGGTGGACAGTCGGATTTGACCCTTCTTAACAGGAATTTTGCATCTGTTATTCAAGAAGGATCTAATCCAATCGTGTTTAATGGTCAATACGATGTTTCTACGCAGTACATGACACCAATACGAAAAATTGATAGATTAACATGTGTTCTCCGGGATGAAACAGGCTCCACAATCACGGATGGTGCCGATAATATTTTGATTTTCAAATTTGTTTGCAAAAATAAGAATCTTCCATTTATTGATTCAGGGCGTTAGGTACGTACATTTTTTACCTTTTACTATTATAAATGTCATCAGGCGTTGTTCAATTGATAGCGGTAGGTGCCCAAGATGAACACATCATGGGTTCACCAGAGATATCATTTTTTACGTCGACATTTAAACGGCATTCAAATTTTTCACAGTCTGTCGAGAAACAAATGATGCAGGGGCATGTGAAAAATAACGCTATGACATCGGTTAAATTCGAAAAAACAGGAGATATGCTTGGGTATGTGTATATCGTCACAGATGACAACACAGAGGCATTGGACTCACCAGATTGGACATCTATAATAGACAAAATAGATTTGTATATAGGTGGTCATCTCATAGACTCACAAGAGTCTATCTTTACAGAAAAAATAGCCATTGATACATTCGCACAGAATGTATCTAAAAGTTCAAATGGTCCACACCCTGGTTTAAGTTCTAGGTCGTACTTTTACCCACTTAGGTTTTTCCATTGCGAGGGTCCACAATCTGCTATTCCACTTGTGGCATTACAATATCAAAATGTAGAAATACGTATCCATTGGGGATCGAGTGTTGGTACTAACAACTATGAGGTATATGCAAACTACTATTACCTTGATAACGAAGAGAGAGGTAATATAGCGTCTAGGGATCATGATATTTTGATTACACAAGTGCAAAAAAATATACCATCGGGTGAATTGATACAAGATTTAACCTTTTCGCACCCCGTGAAATACATTGCATGCTCCGATACAACCTCCGGTGGAGCTCTCACATCTACATCTAATAGGGTTAAATTAAACATAAATGGCTTAGACATAGGTAACTATAAATGGGCTAAACCACATTACATGGATATAATGGCATATTATCACACAAACTATGTAACTTCACCAGATTTCTTTTTGTATTGTTTCTGTCTATTGACAAGTTCTCTTCAACCAACAGGTACGCTTAATTTTAGTCGATTAGATTCAGCGAAAATAATTAGTGAATCTATGAATATTACAGATCCAATTTATGCAGTTAATTATAACATAATTAGGGTTCAAAATGGCATGGCGGGTTTAGTATACGCAAATTAAAATACAATCGTATATTAAATGGTAAAGAATTCCGTTGTAAATCAGCCGACAGACATGGTTCGGTTAGGGAGACACGCGGATTCCGAACAGCCCAAGAACTCAATTGTGTTTAACGCATCGGAATCTAAAATTCGTGATATCTCCCACAGCGGATTATACATAAGTCCAATAAGAAATGCTCATGCATCAAACTTACTTGCGTATGATTCGATCACGAAAGAAATTGTCGATATAGGTGGAAATACAATCAAAATCGATGATTTGCAAGTTAAAAATTTAGATGTCGTGAACATGAAAATTATAAACGAAGAGCGCGTGTATACACCGGTGATACGAGTTGGCGAAGGATGCGAAAACACGGAAAATGTTGGTTTAGATCTTCATGGAAAAACAATTATGCATGACAAAAATACATCTTCTTTACTCATTAATTCGAGTGCGCATGTCGATGGAACAATGGAGGCGAA